AGAATAACAAGCGGTGGGGCATTGCTTGTGGGAACTACATCAGATGCATCATCATCTTGGAAATTACAAGTCAATTCTCCTATATTAACTGGTGGCTCAGATGCAGCATTAATATATCAAAACAGAAGCGATAGTACAAGATATACTTTTTATGCAACAGGTGGGGTAACGTATTTTTTCAATGCAGGTAATATTGCACAAATAAATATGACAACTGGTGCTTATACCGCACTTTCAGATATTAATAAGAAAAAGGACTTTGAACAATCAAATTTAGGTCTTGATGCGGTTATGGGTTTAAAACCTACGTTATACAGAATGAAAACTGAAAATGGAACTCAAAAGCATTTAGGTTTTATTGCACAAGAGGTAAAAGATTTTATTCCACAAGCATACGTTCAAAATACAGATTTTATAGGGTTGACCGAAATGCCAATAATAGCAGCCTTAACTAAAGCAGTACAAGAACTTAAAGCAGAATTAGACACATTAAAAAACAAATAAAATGGCATTAGAAACAAAATGGGTAGTATCCCAATTAGACACCGCACCAAGCGAAGATGGTTTAACTGACGTAGTTAAGACAGTTCACTATCGTTATCAAGGACAAGACGAGCAATACTTTGCAGAAGTTTACGGAACAATGGCTTGTGCTACACCTTCGGACACTGACTTCACTGCTTACGAAGATTTAACTTACGAGCAAGTATGTTTGTGGTTAGAAGCAGGGTTAGACAAAGAAGCTATGGACACTAACTTAGCTGCTCAAATCGAGTATCAAAAAAACCCACCGATTGTAAATTTACCTTTGCCGTGGAATAAATAATTTATATATATCTTTACAAATAAAAACAACATATGAAGTACAAACAACTATTACAATTAGTAAGCAGCATCAATGTCGTAATTGGTAACCAGGAAACAAAAGTTCAAAAGAAGCTATTTAAAATCTACGAGAAGATTAAGAAGCATCACGAGGACTATCAAGCCGAAGTTGAAATCTTGCGTTTAGACAACGCACAGACAGACGACAAAGATTGCTTATTACTTGATGACAAAGGAAACTACAAATTCTCTAAAGAAGGCATCAAGAAGCTTACAAAAGATATTGAGGCTTTAAATGATAAAGAATTTGATTTTCAAATAATTAACGTAGTCAATCCTGAAGGCTTACAAGATTTCACATTCTTAGCCGATTGGACAACGGGCATAGAATTTAACAAACAAGAAGAAGAAGAATTATAATGGCAAATAACCACCAAGCAGACCAATCAACAATCGTAAGCGTAGTAAGTGCTATCTTAAGCCTTACTTCTATTCAACCACTTTTCACATTGTTGGCGAGTTTGGTGGCTATTGTTTCTGGTGTAATGGCAATCCGTTATTACTACAAAATGACCAAAAAGATTAAATGAGAATAATACTTTTAGCTTTATTACTTACATCTTGCGCTTCTGTAAAGAAGTTTGAAAAGCGTTATGATAGCACGGGGACAACTAAGATTGACTCCGTGCATCTTACTTTTTATGATAGCGTTACTAAGATTGTAGAAAAAGAGCAGGTATTCACAAAGACTGTTACAATCTACGACACAGTTCGTATTTCAAAGGATAGCGTTATAGTAGTTCCTAAGGTGGTAACTAAATGGGTGTACGAAACAAAAGAGAAGGAAACCAATAACAACCTGACTAAAAAAGACACAATAGCTCTAAATCGCACAGAAACCCGTCAAATTTCGATTGTAGATAAAAGTAAGGTAACTACTCAAAATAACTTTTGGAAGGCTCTAATCGGTCTTATAATAGCGATTGTGTTAATTTTAGCATACTGGAATAGATTATGGAAGTAAACAAAGCAGGAAAAGACTTAATCAAATCATTTGAAGGCTGCAAGTTAGTAGCTTACAAATGTCCTGCGGGGCTTGATACAATTTCGTATGGTTTAACTTTTTATCCTGACGGAACTAAAGTAAAGCCAGGAGACGTGATTACGCAACAACAAGCCGAAGATTATTTTAATGCCATTGTTGAAGACTTTGCTAAAAAAGTAAAGCCTTTAATTAAACAAAACATAACCGACAACAATTTTTCAGCAATAGTTTCGTTTGCTTATAATGTTGGGGTAAATAACTTAAAGAATAGCACTTTACTAAAAAAGGTAAATGCCAATCCTAAAGACCCTACAATAGCAGCAGAATTTAAGAAGTGGGTAAGGGCAAATGGAAAAGTGTTAAATGGGTTAGTGAAGCGCAGAGAAGCGGAAGCTAAACTATATGAGCAACTTTAGAACTATATTAGTAAACTTACTATCCGACGAAAGCAATAGCATAAGCCATAAAAGAGTAGTGGCTATGCTTGGAAGTTTATGTCTTTTTATATCCTTGTTCTTAAACATTATATTGAAGATAGCACCAAGCGATAAGTTAGTAGATGCAGTCTTGTATCTTACGCTTTTTGCGATGGGTTATACTACGATAGATAAATTCAGCAAAAAATAAATATGCTAAAATCAAAACGCAAACGACTATTCTTTGACATTGAAACCAGTCCTAACGTAGGGTTCTTTTGGTCAGCAGGATATAAACTAAATGTAACTGCTGATAGCATTATCAAGGAACGTGCTATAATCTGCATCTGTTACAAATGGGAAGACGAAAAAGAAGTTTACTACTTACAATGGGATAGTAAACAAGATGATAAAAAGATGCTTCAAAAGTTTATTGAAGTAGCCAATACTGCATCGGAGTTAGTAGGGCATAATGGCGACAAGTTCGACCTTGCTTGGATAAGAACCAGGTGCTTATTTCATAAGATAGAAATGTTCCCTTCTTACGTTACTATCGACACGCTAAAGGTAGCAAGGCAGAAGTTTAAATTTAATAGCAACAGGCTTAACTATATAGCTGACTACTTAGGCATTGGGCAAAAGATTAAAACAGAGTACAGTTTATGGAAGGACATAGTACTTAACAAGGATAAAGTAGCGATGGCTAAAATGATTAAGTACTGCCAAAAAGATGTAGTGTTATTAGAAAAAGTATTTAACGCACTTAAAAACCATATAGAACCTAAAACTCATTACGGGGTTATATTCGGAGCAGATAGAGGTAGCTGCCCTGAATGTGGAAGCGATGATTTAATTATTTCACTTCGTAGAACAACTGCAACAGGAGTAAAGAAAATACAATACAAGTGCAAGACTTGTTTTAAGATACATAGCAAAACAGACAAATAATGAGTGATAGTAAGATATTAGCAGCAGTAATAGAAGATATGCGTAGACGTGAACTTGTTGGAAAATCAAAGTATGGTACAACAATGGATAGAGAAGATTTAAGTACAGGTCAATGGATAACGCACTTAAAAGAAGAACTGCAAGATGCAATCCTTTATTTGACCAAATTAGAAACCATACACAATGCGCCTCAAAAAGATATTTAGCTTTGGTAATGTATTAGACAAAGTAGCTTACGAACAATTAAAAGAACTTGATTACACAAACCCAAACTTTAAAGGTTGTGGAGATGAGTTCCAATACAATCGTGAGTGGTGGGTTATGCTTGACGAAGGCGAGATAGTATCTTATTGCGGTTCAATTTATAGTAAAGGCATCTGTATTTTCAATAGGGCTTGGGTTAAAAAATCACATCGAGGGCAAGGCATACAACGTAGAATGATTAAGACACGCTTAAAAGCTGCGTCTACTTTTTGCCATATAGCTATCACATACACAACTTTAGATAACTTTCCAAGCGCAAATAATCTTATTAATTGTGGCTTCAGGCTCTACTTACCAGAGTATTCTTACGGCGGTAGGGATAAACTTTACTTTCAAAAACTGCTATAAAAGGTAGTATTTTTACTACTTTTTTATTTTATCTTCTTATTGATTTTCAATTAGTTAGCTATTATTTGCAATAATGTTGCAAAAATAATTTATATAGTTTTGCACTTTGTATTGTGTAAAGTAGTATCTTTGTGTAAACAAACACAAAATGACACATTTAACCCACTACCAGAAGTTCCAGTATCAGCGATACGGGAGCATCTTACTGCAAGACGGGAGCAGTACACAAAACCCGAATGACCCTCGCTTATTGCCTAAAAACTACGATTATGAAGATGACGACTACACCTTCACTCGTTGGGTAGAAAACAATGCAGAACTTGAACTATTAAAAAACGAATTATATGAAGATTGAATTTATCAAAGAAACCGACTTAAGAAATAACGTTTACTACTATACAAATGTAAACGGAGAATTTGAAACCAATAGCTTATCAATGGACTACTCACAAGCCTATGAGTTTTTTATAGGTATGAAAAAAAGAAAAGAGCCTATTGTCGAAGTATTAGAACACTATATTATTGAAGAACCAAAACAAGAAACAAATGAGCCTAATTAAAATCCAACAGGAATTAAAAGCACCTAAAAACCAATTCAACGCTTTTGCTAAATATAAGTATAGAAGCGCAGAAGATATTATTGAAGCAGCAAAACCTATATGCCATAAGTACGGATATGCTTTAATGTTAAGCGACGAAGTAATCGAAGTAGGTGGCAGGGTATATGTAAAAGCTACCGCTTGTCTAAGTAACGGAGAAGATAACATTACTTGCACAGGTCTTGCCCGTGAAGAAGAAAACAAAAAGGGAATGGACGCTTCGCAGATAACAGGTGCAGCAAGTAGCTATGCCAGGAAGTATGCGCTTAATGGCTTGTTCGCAATAGATGACACCAAAGATGCAGACGCTACCAATGAGCATAAAGACGAAGTAAGCGAAGGGCAAAAGGCTTTTTTAATAGAGCAGTTAGATAAGACAAAGTTTACCGATGACCAAAAGGTAAAGGCTGCTTTAAAAATCAATGCTATTAAAACCTTAGACGAATATAACAAGATTAAAGAAACAATAAAGAAAAGCTAATGAAAACTGCAATGCAAGAGTTAATTATGAGGGTATTAAGAAATGGTCAATATATACCTATTCAATTACAAGAAGAAATGCTTGAAAAAGAAAAAGAGCAGATAATAAATGCTTTTAAACGTGCTTATTTAATAGGGGATTGGGATATAAGCGAATATGATACCTATATAGCAGCAGAAAAATATTTTAATAAAACATACCAAAAGAAAAGCTAATGAGAGAGTTGCTACCATTTGAAAGGCAGATGCTACTTGCAGAAGTTTACCATTACGCTTGGTATAACGAAGAAGCATATAAAGACCTTTTAACTTATATAGACAAATACAGAACACTATTAGACAAACCAGTATTTTTAACAAAAATCAATAACTATGACACAGAAACAACAAATTTTGAACCACTTACTTTCGGGCAAAACATTGACACCAATTCAGGCTTTAACGAAATACAATAGCCTAAGATTAGCAGCCGTAGTGTTTGAACTTAAACGCAAAGGCTACAAAGTACAAACGGAAATGATTAACGTAGGTACGAAAAAACATAGTAAATTAGTTGCTCAATATTCAATTAAAATAAAATAAAATGACAGAGAAAAAATGGAGTGCTGGTGCTTGGAAAAAGCAGACCGCAAAAGGAGAAGTAATTAATTTCACAATCAATGATGTACGTTACTCAATGTGGGTTAATGCTTACAAGACAGAGGACAAGCAACCAGATTACAAGATTTATGTAAATGATTTCAAACCTAAAGAAGATACGGAAGGACTGCCGTTTTAAATTATGCTAACGAGAAAGAGAGATGTTTCAATAAGACAACTAAAGGAGTTATATTATGCACAACGTAATACCCACATGCAACTGCACGAAATGATGAAGCAGTTAGGGTTGTTAGGCTTAGAAGATAACGAACCAATAGGCGCAGATGTAGGCGCAAAGAGAATTATTGAAATTGTAGACAGTGTATTCGAGTGTGATGTATTACGCAAGGACAGGTCATTAAAAACTACGTTTGGTCGCAAGGCTGCTGCTTATTTACTTAGAAGGTATACTAAATTGAGCCTCAAAGAGATAAGCGGATACACGGGTACAAAAGACCATACTACCGCAATACATAACATAAAACAAGCAAATAACCTAATAGAAACAGAAGATTGGTTTAAAAATAAAATGAAAATTATTTGCCAAAAAATCGAACTTGTTGAAATTTAGTGTATATTTGCAGTATAAAAGATACATAGGCGAACTGCGAACCGACTATGTGTTTAGTGGTTAAATAATAATAACCCTGGTAGTTCGCAGCTATCGGGGTTTATTTTTTTATGGCAAAAGACCCAGCATTTTTATTTTACCCAGGCGACTATGTTAGTGGCACAATGGGAATGACATTTGAAGAAAAAGGAGCATATATGGACTTACTTATGCTTCAGTTTAATCGTGGTCATATGAACACTCATATGATACAACATACGATAGGTCACTTGTGGGAGCAAGTGAAATGCAAGTTTATACAAGATGACGAAGGTTTATGGTACAACGTTAGGCTTGATATTGAAAAGGAAAAGCGTAAAACCTTTACTGAGTCAAGGCGAAACAACATAAAACCTAAAAACAAACCTAAAGAAGAACACTCATATGAAACGCATATGAATAGTCATATGAAGCCTCATATGGAAAATGTAAATGAAAATATAAATAAAGATATAAATATTAATAAAAGTAAATGTAAATTTGAAGAAGCCTTAGAGTATTTTAGTATACGTTTAGGAACGGAACAAGGTCAAACTGAGGCGCAAAAGTTTTTTAACTATTACGAAAGCAATGGTTGGAAAGTAGGTAAAAACCCAATGAAAAATTGGAAGGCAGCAGCAAATAATTGGATAACTAACTCAAACACATATGCAAAAGGAACTACAAGTAATCAACGAAAGCTTACAAAAGGCGAACAGTTTAACCTTGACGGCTACAACATTATCCACGCTACTTCCTATGGAGCAGGAGATTATGACCGCATTTTCGGGGGATAGAATAAGAAGCATTAACCAAACAATGCTTAACCAAAACTTGATTTATATAATGCAGCTTGTAGGTTTGAACGTAATGCCTGACAAAATTAAAATGTCTGTTTTAGAAGATTGGATAAGAACCGAATATGGGAACTTTACAATAAATGAGGTAAAAGTAGCGTTTAAACAAATGGTAGCTAATGACTTTATAGACCACTATCAAAACTTTAGCCCTGCTTACTTCAGTCAGGTAATGGATAGGTACAAGAAAAAAGCAAACGAAATACGCAAGATGATACCACAAGAACGAGAAGAAGCAATACCGCACTTAACTGACTTAGAGATAATTGATTATAGTTACCAAGAATATAAATTGTTGGAAAATAGAACATTTGAAAAAGTGTTTAACCCATTGAGCGTATTTACAAAGCTTAACAATACAGGCATAAAGAAGTGGACAAAAGAAGATGGAGCAATAGCTAAAAAGAAGCTAATGGAAATAATAACCTATAAAGCTAACAAAATGGATATAATCAGCGCAAAGCAGTACCGAGATGAATGGACTGAAAGCTGGTTAAAGAACCAAGCCAGAGCGGTAGCGGTAGCTTTATTTTTTGAGGAACAAATTGCTAACAATAAAACTACTTTCAAATGAGACACGGCAGTTTATTTAGCGGAATAGGTGGCTTTGATTTAGCTGCTGAATGGTGCGGTTGGGAAAACGTATTTCATTGTGAGTGGAACACATTCGGACAAAAAGTATTAAAACATCATTTTCCAAAATCAATAAGTTACAATGACATCACTAAAACAGACTTCACTATTCACAGAGGAGACATCGACATTATCTCAGGGGGTTTCCCTTGCCAACCATACTCAAGCGCAGGAAAGCGACTTGGGAAAAATGACGATAGACACCTCTTCCCAGAGATGCTTAGAGCAATTCGAGAAATTCAGCCAGAATGGGTCGTGGGCGAAAACGTTCTCGGCATTGTTAATTGGGGGGGGGGATTGGTATTCGAAGAGGTGCAAACTGACTTGGAAGCTGAAGGGTACGAAGTACAAGCGTACATACTTCCAGCTTGTAGCCAAAACGCACCACACAAAAGAGAACGAACTTGGTTTGTTGCCCACTCCAACACTGCAAGAGTTCACAAACAGCACATTCCCACCAAGTCAAATGAAACGATTGCACATAGTGGGTTACCTTTTGAGAAAAGGGATTTCTCCGCATTCCCTACTGAACCCCCAATACTTAGAAGAGATGATGGGATTTCCCAAAGATTGGACTCTAAAACCTTTTCTAAATGGAGAAACCAATCTATAAAAGCATACGGGAATGCTATCGTTCCGCAGGTCGCATATCAAATTTTCAAAAGTATTTGTTTATATCAAAATATTTAGTATAATTTTGTTTTATGACGGCAAACGAATTAACCAAAGAAGCAATCAAGACCTTGAATAAAAACGGAGCTTTTGTATGGCGAAACAATAACCTTGCCGTAAGAGGTCGAACATTTATAGGACTTAAAGGAGTCCCTGACGTGGTTGGGTTTACAAATCAAGGAGTAGCCGTTTACTGCGAAACAAAAGCAATAGGCGATAAATTAAGCACCTACCAAATAGCATTCTTAAATTTAGCAAAGGCTTCAAAATGTTTATGTTATATAGCAACTGAGGAAAATGGTAAACTATCATTAAACGAATATGAACCGCAATAGCATAATAATTCAGTTGTGGGATAGCACAGAATTAAAAGATGCTATTAGTAAAATGCAGCCAGAGGAGTTGCAAGAAGATTTACGCAGCGAACTATTTAAGGTGCTATGTGAAATGGAAGAAGATAAGCTAATAGATATGCACAAACGCAACGTATTAAAGTTCTATTTAGTTAGAACTATGATTAATATGATGCAAAGTAATACAAGCCAGTTTTATAGAACATACAGAAAGCCTTTGAACGCAGAAGTAGAACTTCACGATAGAGACGAGGAATTACTTAATCGTGTAGAAGATGAGTTAAGCAAACTGCATTGGTTCAGTAGCGACCTGCTTCGACTTTATGCTATTAACCATAATTGCAACGCTAAAGAGTTAAGCAGGGTTACAGGTATACCTTATATGACAATACACAGAGTATTGAAACTAACTAAAAAAGAACTTAAAAAACAATTAAGAAAATGATACTAACAATATTATCAGCAATTAGCTTTGGTTTATTCTTTGTAGAAGTACATCAATTACATATCAAATGGAACTTAAATTTTAAGCCGTTTAGTTGCACGAGTTGTTTAAGTGCTTGG